CGAAGCCCAGGCGTTTACGTTCTCAGCGTTATCGCGCAGTGATCTGCCCGTTTCTTTACTGATTTCCTGCGCCAGCCCGCGCCCGTCGATGTTTTTACTGATGTATTTGGCGATATAGCTGGTCGGTGTCCCCTTGCGCGGGTTAATAAGCTCAGACTTGAATCGCGGCCCGGTATTGGTGCCCAGCTCCTCCCGGTCCTCACGAATGGCGAATTTACGCAGCAGCGCGGTTATGGATTTGCGGTCTTTTTTGCGCATGAAGCACAGCAGGTGCCAGTGTACGGTGCCGTCATGGTGTGGTTCAGCAACGCGGACGCCATACCAGCGCAGCCCGGCTTTGTGCATCGCCTTACGGAAGGCGGCGAACATATTCACCAGGTAATCACTGCTCTGACGGACCGTGGCACTGGTCCATTTCGGGTTTGGCCTGCCGTTGTTAAGCGTTGCGTGAAAGCGTGACGGGCAGGTGATGGTATAGAACACAGCGCATTCACCACGCATTTCTGCGATCAGCTCCAGCCCCTTAACGCAGGCCATCATTTCGTTGCGCCGGTGCGCCGGATTGCTGCTGCTGGCGTTTACCACTTCCTCCATATCCAGCGTGTCACCTTCGGCGTTAACCAGCTCATGCGAGCGGAAAAACTCCAAGGATTTGCGGCGCTGTTCGCGTTTGTGGATCACGGCCTCATAGCTGACATATGGGGAGGCCTTTTTGTTAACCAAGCAGACAGCGCGCAGCTGTTCTTCCCGCCATTCACAGCGCATCTGCCACAGCTTGCGATACCACCAGTCCGCACAAAGCATACGGGCAAGCGAGCCCGGAATAAGCTCGTAGGGGACTGGGTTACGGCGATGCTTTTTACGGCGCAGTTGCTCGAAAGCAGGCGGGATAACATCGAGGCGAATGGCCTCAGCGGCCACCCTTTCCCATGACCGGCGGATCTCTTCCGGCGTAACGTCTTCATCCGTAAACAGCTCACCGCAGGCAGCATCCAGACACATGCTCATGTGCGCCGCCACCAGGGTAGATAACCTCTTAACCTGCTCCTGGTTCATTTCGGGCAGGACCAATAAGCCCTCCAGCCCGTCATGGCTCGCCATGAAACGGAATGAAGCAGAAATCTGGCTGGTACGCACGCGCTCCAGGCGTTCAAGGCACGGCCTGATGGTTTCACACAGATAGCGGGAATATGCCTTCGGCTTGCCCAGGCCCTCGAAATATTTAATCCGCTCAAGCAGCGGCTTACTGATATGCGCTGGCTGGGCGCTCACGTCAGCAACGATGACCAGATCGGGATTAAATTGCTGCTGTTCGCGGGCCATTTTGGCGCGGCTTATCAGCTGGTCCTGCTCCATTTCACGCTGAACAGGATCGCGGGATTCATTGTAGAAATAGCGTTCCCAGACCTCATTACTCAGGGCCTCGCGGCGCAGATGCTCCTGCTCGTTATCTGCAGCATAGAGAGAAATCAGGTTTGAAAGCGCAGAAACCGGCGCTACTTCCGCCGGGTCCATGTAGGGGTTAATCGCCTTTTTAGGTACATTCCAGGCAAAAGCAGCGGCGGAATCTTCTGCACCGCCGTGATTTTCAACTTCGTGATGACTCACGCGCGCACCTCATGCACGACAGAGCAATCAGGCACGCCGGCTGGATCAAAGCCAGCCCATACTTCCGGCTTGAGTACAGCAATAAGTTCGTCAGCCCTTTTTCCTTCGCCCGCGGCAACGCCGATGCTGCGCTTTACGTTAATGCGGTCATGGGTGAAATTTCGATACAGGGAACGAGTCAGAAAAGTGTCGCTGTTCGAAACAATGACCGGATGGCCTTCTGATGCCCGGCGCTCAAGAATAGAGGCCAGCTGATACTGATCGTCCTCAGTAAAACCGGCAGTGTGATAGGCACTGAAAGTACCGTCATAAGGCGGATCGCAATAAATAACATCCCCAGGCACCAATAACGCCAATGTTTCGTCATAGCTGGCACAAATGAACATTGCACGCTGGGCCTTTTCCGCAAAAGTGCGAATTTCTGCTTCGGGAAAATAGGGAGCTTTATAATTGCCGTAAGGTACGTTGAAATGCCCTGCACGGTTATAACGGCACAACCCACGGTAACAATGGCGATTTAGAAAAAGGAAATAAGCAGCCTTCCAGATTAAGTCTAAGGAATGCAAATGATTATACTCTTCACGAATAACATAATACTGTTCAGAAAAATTGTTGCAGGCAAAGAGAGCCTTTGAGATAGCAATAAAATGTTCTACTTCATCTTTAATTACCTGATACATATTAATCAGGTCAGCATTAATATCCGCGACAAGATAATGAGGATAGTCTGTCGCCATCATCACAGCACAGGAACCCGCGAAAGGTTCAACCAGTCGTGGGCCAGCAGGAAGGTGCTTAATCAGTTCCGGCATAATAGCGGTTTTATTTCCCGCCCATTTCAGGATGGTGCTCATACAGCGCCTCCGTTGTAGTGTTTACCTTTAAGCTCTGCGATTTCCTGACAGGTAACGCAGAGATCACAGCCCGGCATGGCGGCCCGGCGTTCTTCGGGAATGACTATTCCGCAGCTTTCACACTCCAGTGAAGAAGCCCCAACCTTTCGGATACGGGCATTGTGTATGTGGCGCTGCAGCTGTTCTTCAACGCGCTGCTGTACAAGGTCCATAGAGTCAGCCATTAGTGCAGCTCCTGTGATTCGTTTTCGTAGCGGGTTGCTTCGCGGCGCAGCAGTTCAGCCGCTTCAATGCCGTTTAACCCTTTGTTGGTGATATGGGTTGCCAGCGCCTCAAGACGGATTGAAACTGCGAGCGCGCGCCCTTTGCGCTCCTCGCGTTTGGCAATATCGATCACCGCGATAAGCTGGTCGGTTTCGGGTACAAACATTTTTGGTAATTCGTTCTGCATTGTTCTTTCTCCTGAATTTGGGCAAAAGAATGCCCGGCGGGTTTACGCCATTAATTTCTGTTGTGGGTTAATTCGGCATGGTTAGCCGTTTGGGAAATAAGCTCACCACTGCACGAAAATGATTCATTGCTTTAACCAGTTCCCGCTTTTCGTCAGTAGTCAGATCACTAATATTGACGCCGTGACGTTCTGCCGGAATTTTTGCCATAAAGAATATGGCTGCCAATGCGCGCTCATTTTGTTTATGGTTTATATCGCGACGGTCACGCATATCTTTAATGAACCTTTCAAGCTCTGGCTCAATATTCAGACCAAACACACTCGCCCTTAATTCAGCTATACGGTTCAGTCCTTCAAGCCGTTGACCCGGGCTTAGTGGAACAGTCGCATAAGTGCCTTCAATAGCCATGGTTTCACCTGTTTGGTAGTGGTCAGCCCTGCCAGTAGTTCTTCCTGAGAGCGGGACGGGTGCCAGCGCTTGCCATCTTTCCCGATAATCCAGCCATGGCCGCAGTGCATCCCCTCGCTTGGTTTAACCAAAAGCGATGCGAATGAGGGTTCTTTATTAAGCATGAGCACCTCATATCAGACCAAAAGACGCGCTGAGGCCCGTCACTGTATCAACAGCACTTGCCATTGCCGGGTTGTACTGAAGGCGCGCGTGCAGGGAAACAGCTGTAAGTGCCATCAAACGAGTAACAGAATTGATGCTTTCTATAACCTGGCGGCGTTCCGTTGTTGTCTGGTGTTCGCCAGAAACAGCGCTTGCTGCAACGCGACCGATCTCTGCTGTAGCATTCAGAACGTAATGAGGCATTTTCTCGCTGGCTACTTCGTTCAGCGGCACACATGGCAGGCAATGGATTTGAGCCAGAAACCCATCAACCAGCGTGGAGTCCTCAGTGATATCAGTCAGCATCCAAATTTCCGGCGCCGTTAGTTGATGTGGTTGCTCCGGGTTCAGTTTGTTGCGCAGCGTCTGGACGTTCATGCCTGCGCGGTCGGCCAGCTTCGCCATATTGTGACGCAGTGCGAAAGCGCGGCAGGCTTCATCAAAGTGCGGATGTTTGGAAATCTTATAATCAAACATGTGAGCCTCTTAGAAAGTTCTCATAATTGAACTTACTGACCAACAACTACGCGGAAGTTGGAATGGCCAAGGGACTCACGAACCTGATCGGTTTTGTACATCAAATAACGCAGGCTTACACGGCCTTTGTTTTTATCTTTTTTAACCATGTACTTAGCCAACTGTCCATGGTGGATTTTTTGATACACAGATCCGCGTGAAATGCCTTCCCATTCGGCGAATTCCGCAGGCGTAGCCATCTCTTTTGGTACACGAATTGAAATATCAGTGCTCATAGTGCAGTATCTCTCAGTTAAGGTTTGGTTTATGTCGTTTTATCTTGTTTTACGTGATTCAATAATTGAACAACTGAGATACTACGATCCAATATTTGATACGTCAATAGGGTTAAGAAATGATACAGGTGAAAGCTGGCGAGAATACAGGGGGTAGAGAGGCTATCCATAGGTTAATGGCTGCCTATGATTTTAAGTCCAGGCAGCAGCTATGCGATCACCTAGGCGCATCTAAAAGCACTATGGCTAACAGATACTTAAGAGACAGCTTCCCTGCAGAATGGGTGATCCAATGTGCTCTTGAAACGGGCGTTTCTTTACTCTGGCTTACCACTGGTCAAGGTGAACCCGGAACAAAAATTGATGATAAAAAAAGTATTAATTTCGTGAACTTCGGCAAGCTAAAACCTCTTTCTGAACTTGTATCGCCAGAGATTGACAAGGTTAATCTCATGGGAGGTTCACTGGTTGAAGCTGGGAAGGCCATCATTGATAGCAGCCTGCTTCCATCTGACTCATGCGAGCTGCTTCTAGTAAATACCGCTAGCGATTCATATTTAGTTGACCGTAAGCAGACACCACCAGTGAATGGGATGTGGTTGGTTAATATCGACGGGATAAAAAGCATTGTTAAGCTAACTCGCCTTCCAGGAAACCGATTGGTGGTGCATCAAGATGACTCTTCGTTTGAGTGCAACTTGGATGATATTGAGGTTGTTGGCCGCGTATTGAAAATCATTAAGAGCCTCTGATATGACTATCAGAAAACAGCCGAACGGAAAATGGTTGTGCGAGTGTTACCCTAACGGGCGAGACGGCAAGCGTGTGCGCAAGCAATTTACTACAAAGGGCGAGGCTGTAGCATTTGAAAACTTCACCATGGATGAAGTGAACAAAAAGCCGTGGCTGGGTGAAAAGGAAGATCGGCGGCGTTTGTCAGAATTGATTGAGCAGTGGCACTCCCTTTATGGCCAGACTCTCGCGGACCCCAAACGCCTAATGGCGAAAATGAATATTATCTGCAATGGCCTGGGCGATCCCATTGCCTCTGAGTTAACCGCCGGTGACTTTACAAAATATCGCGAAGCACGATTAAAAGGTGAAGTTCGTAACGAAGACGGCACGCTAATGTCGCCAGTAAAGCCCCGCACGGTAAATCTGGAGCAGCGTAATTTATCGTCCGTTTTCGGCACCCTGATAAAGTTGGGCCACTGGTCAGCGCCTAATCCGCTCGCCGGGTTACCAACATTCAAAATAGCAGAGGGGGAGTTGGCATTCCTGGCCTCGGACGAAATTAAACGCCTGCTTGATGCATGTGCTGTTTCTCAAAGCACCAGCCTATTGATGATCGCAAAGGTATGCCTTGCCACCGGCGCGCGGTGGAGTGAAGCCGAAAACCTGCAAGGCCATCAATTATCTAAATATCGGATCACCTATACCAAAACTAAAGGCAAGAAAAATCGAACTGTTCCGATTTCTCAGGAGCTTTATGACGAACTCCCCAAAAATAGAGGGAAGCTATTTACGCCATGCAGAAAAGCTTTTGAACGTGCAGTAAAACGAGCCGGTATCAACTTGCCTGAAGGCCAGTGCACCCATGTGCTGCGCCATACATTCGCCAGTCACTTTATGATGAATGGCGGAAACATACTGGTACTGCGCGATATTTTAGGCCATGCCGATATAAAAATGACGATGATCTATGCACACTTTGCACCAGATCATTTAGAAGATGCTGTAACAAAAAATCCTTTACATGGTTTAAAATGGACTTCACTATGATTCAAGAATCAATTACTAATTTTGTCAAAACGCCAGGAATTTCTTTCTTGTTTATTGCAATATATTGCATTTACCTTTACACTGAATACAAAAAAAACAAAAACAATAATTATTTCGAAATGACTGAAGAAAGGCTGACAAAGCAAAATCTTTTTAAACAATCAATAAGAATTCCGATTGTATCAGCATTGTATTTTGGTATATTCTCATGGATTGGACACTATCCTCGATTCGATGCAGTAGGATTTAGTAACTTCATCGAAATAAGCAAATTATCGATCGCCCTCCTTTCTCTTTCTATACCATTCGTGGCTATCGTTGCGAACATACACAGAACAATTCAAACAGAGAATCAAATCCGTAAAACACAACAACAAATCGATCTAGTAACTGAGAAAAATCGGAGTGATGCATACTATGCACATCTTAAAAATTTTTCAGACATGTTCAAAACATTACCATCATTTACACTTTCACGACGAGACAATACTTCCTTCGAAAAAGGCACTGTAAAACTTTCGGTAGATCATACCTATTCATTATATAAAAAATTATTTAAAAAATCCTCTATCTCTAATGGATATAGTAATGAGGTTGATAAAGGATTTCTAAAGCTATTAGAAAACACATATCATAACATTGGCAATACATTAATAAAAAACAATGAACTTCACCGAAATCTTGATTGCATATCCAATTTAGAAAACCTTGAGGCGCTTATAGTGCTTTTATGCAGAGAATTAGGTGTGAACTATGAACGCGATGTAAATAATTTCGAGATTTTCAATCCCATCACAAATTTAGGAATAGAAACATCGTTTTCTGATGAAAAAGAAATTAAAGAAATGCTACGAGGACTAAGAGACATTTTAATATCTCTTTACATGCTAATTGATCAGAATCCCATTATTTTTCAAGGTAATATAAACAGCATGGACTTTTTAGCCAATTATGCATATGAACCAGATAATTTGATTTTTAAAAATATACTACCTATAAAACAATAAGGTAAATGAATAGCGATAACCTTATGTAAGAAAAAAATGTAGAACACGCACAAAATATTATCAGTGAACATATTTGACAAGTATGCATCATTTATATAGGAGACATATTTTGATTAAAGATTTTGACGTACAATCTGATGCTGTTGTTAAACTAAGAATGGATGCAATACGTTCTGAAATACAACGTTATAATCCTGATGTATTCATCGAATTTTGCATGCAATATAATTTGCAGAAATTCGATGATAACTTACACATGCTCAGACATATGCCATGGGTCGTGAATTTATGTTTAAAATGGTCTGCATCAGCTATTGGAAAGAACAAAAAATTTAAAAATCTAAATAAAATGCAAGCCATCGCTCTGTTTCAAAAGGCTTATGACACCTTAAGTATCATACCAATTGGTCTTGAAAAGAAAAATGGATTGGATTTTTTCTTAAGGAATAATATTTATCAACAAGGGATTTATCAAAGAATTGATGCTTTAAACTCAATTAGTAGGCAAGTTTTTTTATTCTTACCACTTGAAGAAAAACATAAAATAAAAACCTCATTCTTATCATTAACTAATATCTCAATTGAGGATTTCCTAGTTTTGTCATTCGTGTTAATAACTCACATAACCTCAAACAATCCAGTTCGCAAAATGAATGTAAACACTTTCGATGTACTACAACCAATTATATCCAAAGAGACCATTGAAAGATTCCTTGATGCAATTTCAATTACGTATGAAAGACTACCATCATTTTCTAAATTAAAAACACATGATAAACCTTTATTAGAATACTATTCATCAAGTCCATTCCTCGAAAACCCACTAATAAAAAAAGGTTCAGATTATTTTCAAATACATACACAACTCACTTCAACAAGCATACAAACATTCATATATGATTTACTAAGAAGAAATGATGCCGAGAAGTTCATGGACAGTTTTGGAAAGGTATTTGAAGATTCATTAGAAAAAATCATACTCGAGAGCACAATTCCATTTTTCAATGAAAAGTATCTTAAAGAACGATTACCTAAAGACAATAAAGTAGTTGATTTTTTGATCCCACATTCTGATGCAAATATATTTATTGATGCCAAAGGTGTGGAAATACATGAAAAAGGGATGGTTACATTACGCCCTGAAGATATTTCAGGAAAAATAAAAACATCTGTTTTGAAAGCTATTGAGCAGGCACATGAAGTTAATAGAGAAATTTTCTTAGATGATGGAAAAATCTGCGCCTTTAGAAAAGAATCTTACGCACTCTGCATCACATACAAAAATCTTTTTTTAGGAAATGGAAGTTTCCTCGCTAATGCCTATGCATCAAATGAGATGCAAAAAATATATGACAAATTCAGTAGTGACTATCACATACCTAAAGAAAATATATTTTGTTTAGCATTTGATGAATTTGAATACCTTCTCGCGTCCTGCAAATACGCGAATGTACCCCCTCATATGGTTCTTAAATATGCAGTTGAGAAAAATAAAAAACCTTCCAGCGCCGCCTTCCTTTTCGCACACCATTTAAGAGCATTTTTCGATAGAGTAAAAAACTCAGATCTGGTCAATGAGATGGGAAAGAAAATGGTTATATCAATATCGGAAAAAATATCGCCAAGTAACTGCGATATAAGCAAAAAAAGTGGCGGCACTTTGGCGGCAGAGCAGTAAAAACATATAAAATAGAAAAAAACCCTATAACACTAATTCATTGTTTTTAAACATAAATCACTGTTTCCACTGTAGTAAAAATAGTATGTAGGAATTTCGGACGCGGGTTCAACTCCCGCCAGCTCCACCAAATAAACATGGACAGTGGCAGGACAGAGGCTTTAAAACCAATAAGTTAGCCACTTACCCGGACAGCGACCAGACGCAGAAGGGACAAAAAAGGATACGCAAAGGAGCCGCGGCTCCCAAGTGTCAAAAAGCCCGCACAAGCGGGCTTTTTTGTGTGCACAAGATAGTATTTCTAAAATTTCTCAGATACATATAGCAGCATACTATTTCACTTAACAAATGGAAGATACATGCTCGTCATAAGGAGACGAATGTAAGTTTTACTGAGAACCCACCATCCCTAACCATCGCATCTCATTATTCGCGAACTCATAAAAAGCTCTCTTTCAAGCATGATGAAAGATCTCAAAAGCCCTACAGATAGTAACGCACCAAAAGTTACGGAAACCCGACTGAGCAAAGTCCGTTAGTTAGAGCTTTTTTAAACGAGATTATACCGTGGCGGCGGTGGCTTACCCCTTTCACTGGCCTAAAAAAGAATGACAATATCAAGCAAAGAGCTGCATCTCTTTAGTAAGTGCAGTTTCAGATTACGGGCGGCAAGAGGATGGATTGCATACAAGAAAATTCTCGCGAATAAGCTGCATAAACGGTAATGCAAAAAAAAGTGGCAGGGGACATCATCTCCTGCCGACTAAGACACAACTACGGCACATGAACCTTGGCTGGTGCGCCTTATAATTTATTATTATAGCTTATGAAACTTAAGAAAACGTATAGTATGAGAAAGATTAGTGAGATAGTGCGCATATATACAAATCTATAAAATACTATCAGAGTTATTTGGAGTCTTAGTGTTGCATTTACATTTTACCGACCTAATATTATATGGTTATTCTTTTTAAGCAGAGGAGGGGTATGCATGAAGCAGGATACAAAAGTAAAGAATCGAAAAGATGACCCAAAAAGTCAACGACGTAATGACAATAAGCAATCTGATTGTAAGAACCAGCACAAGGCTCCCCCCGACGGGGCGGCTGTAAGAAAGGAACCGGGAGTTGAATAAATAATCATCAAACAAATGAATACCTTATCAATATAAGCAGTCGCCCCCATATTTATTTAGGTGTGCAACTATAATTTACAGAGAGTTTCTGAGAAAAGTACCTATGTATAGTTACTTTTAACAGATAGGGTTACATGTTTGTCTTAGATATAATTAAAATTGCACTAAAAATAACATCACAAAAGCGGCGATCCCAATATCGCTTTCGGGATCACCGCTGATGGCTCTTTGACGTTTACATATTAGTTAAGGTAAATGCACTTCGCATTTTAACTTTAACATTTTTGGGCTAGTAAATAGCTACTCGGATTTTCTTCCGCCGCCATGGCTGTTATGACCGCCTTTTTTACCAGCTTCAGATGCTTTTTGTGGATCGTTTTTAAAGTTCCCACCACTATTTTGACCACCTTTACGTCCTGCTTCAGATGCCTTTTCTTTATCTTCTGCGAAATTACCTGAACCGCCGCGATGCTCAGCCATATATATCTCCTCTTTAGATAAGAATTTAACTGCAAGATTAACAATAGGTCATTAACCATACGTTAACATACCCAAATATAGTTCAGCATCATGAGAAAACAAGCAAAAACCCTCGAGAAATACTAAGACTATTCCTATAATGTAATTTCATGTTTAACAGAATAATTGAAGCTATAATTTTTCACATAAGGTAGTACTCTTATGCAGGGCTATTTCCGGCTTCGCTAAAAATCACTCAACAGCCAACTCAAAGGTGACGTATGAATATCTGGTTTATTCATGCTGGTGGCAAAGTTAACCAGCCGTTTTGTCTGTTTAAATTCGGTGACCGTATTTACTTATTGTTACGAGGCGGCGGGACGGTATCAAAGCCTTTGACATGGCTGGAAAAAGAGAGGAGATTTTTTCGTCGTATATAATATATCCCTCATGCGCTTCAGTTATTGCCGCCCCCGTTTCGGGCGACTATTTTAAATGCGTAAGCACGCCTGTGAGGGATGCGACCGTCTCTGGATTTTGTTCACCTGGGTTTACAGATTCGAGAGTCCTAGCAATATCGCAAATTTCCGCAGGAAGAGGTATTCGGTTGAACGTAAATAAGCAGGGCGTCAGTATGAGAGTAGCGCCACATATTTTCGCATTAACAGATCGAAAAAGTTATCCATTGCATGCAGATAAACAACATGTAAGAGCATGAATTCTGATGAATTACGCCCTCCAGAGTACTTGAGGTAAGCTAATAAAATGAAAGTTCATCATCTTAATTGCGGGTGTATGTGCCCTGTCGGCGGAGCCTTACTTGATGGTTTCAGTAAGGGTATTTATGCACATCTGGTATGTCACTGTCTACTCATTGAAACTGACCAGCACGGCCTGGTACTGGTAGATACTGGGTTCGGACGGGATGATATCCACCAGCCAGAAAAGAGGCTGTCAGGCTTTTTCCGGCTGCTGAATAATATTCAAAGACGGGAATCGCTGACGGCCCGTTCGCGCATAGAAGCGCTAGGGTTCAGCGTAAAAGATGTGCGTCATATCATTCTTACGCACCTTGATTTTGACCACGCGGGTGGTCTTACAGATTTTCCTGATGCGCGTATACACCTGCTACATTCAGAAATTAATACCGCACAGCGCAGGCACAGCTGGCTGGCCCGTGAGCGCTATCGCCCCGGACAGTGGAGCGGTATGTCTGGCTGGACAGGCTATCAGCCCCAGGGTGAAAAATGGTACGGCTTCGAGGCGGTTACGGCGCTGCAGGGATTACCACCAGAAATACTGCTTATACCCCTGCCGGGTCATACCCAAGGTCATGCAGGCATTGCAGTAAGCCAGCCACAGGGATGGCTGCTGCATGGAGGTGACGCCTGGTTTTATCGGGGCGAAATGGATCTGCAGAATCCCCACTGTCCACCCGGCCTGCGTTTTTACCAGTGGATGATGGCGATGGATAACGGAGCCAGGCATCAAACCCAACAACAATTACGGGCATTGTTCAGAAGCTGTAATCAGGAAATCACATTCTTTTGCAGCCATGATGCAAAAGAATTAAATGCTTTAAGCTCGTTTAGCGAAACCGGTCAGACATTCTGAATTTTCCTTGCGCCCCTGTTGAACGCTTTTTCTGATACCTTCTTCCGCGAAAATACTCTTCAAGATAAGGAAGTAGTTCAAGCAGAATTATGCCAGAAAAGATCACAACGATATACGTAACGGGCAACGGATCGGCACGCAAGCTTATATCAAAACTTGCAGCAACGTCACTTAGGCCAAAAAGTGAAAGGAATTCATTCCAGTGACGGGAAATAATTAATAACAATGCCATCAGGGGAAGCATTTCAAGGAAACTATGAATATGCTGCTCCAGCGGAGTAATGTTACGGGCAGTGGCAGCATAGCTGACATCCCACAGGGCTGTCATTTCGTGCAGAAAAAACATCACAATCATAAAGGCGATGATCAGAGCGTTTACTTCAAGGAATAAGGCTGCAAGCAGGGGTAAACCCATCTCAAGGAACATCAGCATGTGAATCAAGGTTTCTTTTACACCCGTTGTGCGTTCGATCCCCGTAGCGCGATGGCAAAGCCAGTCGCAAAAACCGGCTATCAGCCAGACCGGCAGGATGAACCAGAGCAGTATAAGCATTTGAGAATCAGCGTCATGCATATTTCTTTCCCGTTTTTAGCCACATAGTAAATTTCAAGTTTAGTACAATTGTATGGAGGTAACCCGCTGGTTCTAGATATTACTGAATGACACGTCCCGAGTTTGAAAAATTATATAAAATGTGCAAACTTTATGATTCAGCTTAGCCCGATAAGGAGACGAGATATGATAACAACCGTGCAGGAATGTATAGATTTTTGCTATGAATGTGCTGCTGCCTGTGATTATTGTGCTACTTCATGCCTAAGTGAACCTGATATTGACATGATGAGAAATTGCATAAAAACTGACATTGAATGTTCCGCGATATGTCGTCTCGCTGCCCAACTGATGAGTCTGGATAGCGAATATCAGAAGCAACAATGCAGAATTTGCGCGGATATTTGTAGAGCGTGTGCTGAGGAGTGCTCCAGACACGAGCATGAACATTGCAAAAAATGCGCGGAGGCCTGTCGGCGGTGCGCTGATTCCTGCCTGAAAATGTTAGCCTGAGCCTGATCTGTACCGCCGATAGCTCAGCAGGAAAGAGCAACTGTCTTCTTGGCAGTGCGTCCGAGGTTCAAGTCCTCGTCGGCGGACCAGTCAATTATCAATAGCTAGACCGCCTATGCCTATGGAAGGTACTGTATATATGTTTTAATGTCCGATTATGGCTCACGCCCGCTTTTGGCTGTTTCGTACCGTGGCGGGTAAAATAAGTATGCTGGTGCGTTAGCAAATAGGAATAAGACAATCTGCAGGTAAATGCTTAACAAAAAGTGTAGTCCGGAATATTTTCAAGCTGTCCTGACTACAACCGCAACTGGCCCATCACCCACATACTGGGTGCCAGTTCCCTTGAAACTTTAGATAAATTCAAGTCGATGCTTACTATTGACCAGTTAATCGAGGCTGCTGACAGTAAAAAAACAATAATAAAATCACGGCCACCGCGCCTAGTTTTTACTACCTTTCTTTTCTAATGTAACGGCTTCCTACTCCAACTACGCACTACTTCCGCAGCATCTCTGTTTGCCATTTTTCCTGTTATACTGCTTGATTCGCGTTGATTCTGCTGAAGTTGCCTAATCAGACTTTCTCTGGTAATCGTCACGTTGCCAGCCATCAAATCCTTAACAGCCATACCAATTGCATAATGGATCGGGCCCGACTTGTCTTTGCTCATAGCACCACCTTATCTAATGAGGTTCAGAACCTGACGAAGAAGACTATTCTAAGCTTCTCTGGGCTCATTACCTAAGCAAACAATACAGTATGGAGACAGATCAATATAGGCTACAACATTCAGTTTACAAGTCGACTAAACTAAATCAATAAGAACCTGACAACTAAAAACAGTTATAATTGAAATTGCTTTAGTATGTTTATCAACGATTATTTTTCTATCGTATTTACAGAAAATATCAGTGCTAAAAACGGGATTGAGTCTGTTTAGAAGCCGGGAATTTCTTGTACAACGTACACACTGCGACGTCATAGATTATTGCCACCTGCTTTCTGTCCATTCCGTTCTCTATAAGCCTCCCCGCCTGCGCCCACTGCTCTGCTGAAAGTTTCGGCCTACGGCCACCGATGCGGCCCTTTGCGCGAGCAACCGCCAGCCCGGCACGGGTTCGCTCAACTATAAGCTCTCTTTCCATTTCCGCCAGCGCTGACATGATGTGAAATATGAAGCGTCCCATCGGGCTGGACGTGTCAATACTGTCTGTGAGGCTGCGAAAATGAACCCCACGCTGGAGGAACTCATCCACTAACAAAACCAGATTGCGCATGCTACGCCCCAGGCGGTCCAGCTTCCAGACCACCAGAGTATCGCCCTCTTTTAACTCCCTAAGCACCCTTTTTAGGGCTGGACGATTAGCAACAGTACCGCTCATTTTATCTTCGAAAATCTGCTCACATCCTGCGCTTTCTAGTGCCTGCCGCTGCAGAGCAGTGTTTTGGTCATTTGTTGATACCTTGACATAGCCAATTTGCATATTTTTCACCCGATAAATCTTGCCAAAAAATCAGGTGAAGTTATCTGCATGGTATTTGAAGAGCAACCTATCAAACCTCGGTTTAGGAAGTGCCGCAGTAAAAGAAGTAGGCTTTGAGGTTGGCAAGTTAGCGGCTGTCCATAAAGGTCGGTCAGCATCCGCTAACCCAGTGGATAAAGTCTGGCAAGGTATATATGAACCAGGAGTTTCTGGCGGGTTGTTTCCTGAAAGTTGTGTCATTCAGGTCCTGCCGGGACCAACAACATCAGAGTGGGGCGAACTGGGTATAAGCTATGGGGTGGCAAACAGAGCCTTTATCGCTAAAGCTTCTTACAGTTCTGCGTCACCCACTGGAAATATCACATTAATGGAGTTGTGGCATTCCCAAAATACAACGGTAGATGCAAACGGTTTTCTCAAGCGAGCCTCTCCGGTTGTGAAAATCTTTAAAGATGGCAGTTATGAAACAAACGATGAATCAGCAGGCGTGACGGTCACTCGCCTGGGTGTAGGCCAGTACCTCATTGAAGGTTGTGAGGCGCTCAATTCTGATGCTGCCTGGGGCGGGATAGACGGGGGGTTTGAGATCCCTTCAGATCGGAATAAGCAACCGCTAATATGGCTGGACTATGATGTTAACGCCGACGGATCTGTACTGGTAAAAACATATCACCGCACGCATTCATCTGCTCCGAAATTTGCCAGAAATGAAAAGGAAGGCATCGAAAACGGAGATCCTGTTGATATTCCGGCTGACCAGTTCGTCTGCGTTAGGGTAGAAATGCCTGCCAGTTCATTGTTCAACCAAAAGAAGTGAGTCTCTGCAAGAGCTACTTTTCCGCGTTCATCTCATCAACAATCTTTTTCAAGCTGTTAACTTCGTCCATGAGTGCAAGGATTGCCTCATGGTGAAGGGCTGCCGATGCGCCTGTTACATCAACCGACAGGGTCTTCTCAACTATTGTTCCGTCTCTCAGTTCTGTGCGTCCCCCCTCGAATACTGCCGTCGGCATCACTTCCATAAGTTCCTGTGCAATAAATCCCTGACCGGGTGGCGCATTATCCAGACGATCCCATGTGTAGCCGCGCATATTGCGCATCTTCTCAAGTGGATTTTCTATAGTCTGGATGTTTTTTTTAATGCGCTGATCAGAATTGCTCAGCCATGATCCGGCATTCGCTACGGCGTTACCTGACAACTGGAAATCCCAGGATACGTTACGGGAAGCCGTATCGATCCCCATGATCATGTTGCTGACTTCATAATCACCCGAAGTGTTGTACTGCATGATGACATAGGCATCGGATGCAGAACGCTTGAATACAACACCTGAACCATTTTTCACTCCGGCACCTGGGGTAAACACACTAAGCTCTACAGAGCTGCCAAGCTGCGGGTCTAATTTCACTACCTGCTTTTTAATTCCTGTACTTTTTTCGGTGGCCAAGTCTCCCAAACCGAGGTTTGAGCGAGCGTCCTCAACCTTAGTTGCACCGGTACCGCCCATGGCAACAGGCAGCGCATCGTTAACGAAGCCTATATTTTGCCTGGCACCTGCAGCATCAGTAGCCCCTGTACCTCCGCTTGCAACAGGCAGTGCGCCATTGCTTCCCTTTTGCAGTAACTTACCAATCGCAGGGATGATTAAGCTCTGCCCGTTAATGGTGACAGTGACACTCTGATTGGCTGTCGTAGTGGCAAAAGTTTCCCACGCGCCGATATTTTCATCATATTCGTTAATGAGCTGGGAGATGCTTTGTGCAAGGCCATCAACTGACAGGCTGTCCGTAACCAGAATACCGTAACGCTGGCCGCTAACAGCCGGTGATGCTGCAGGCGTAACGGTCAGGGAAGTGGCGCTGTTAATGGCCGTTATCTGAACGAGCTGCACCGGGTTGGATGCCACAATCAGAGTCTGGCCGATATGGATCTGACTGGACGGCGAAGTGAAGCTGGTCCCGTTCCCTGTAACCGTATTCCCGCTGAAAGAGATTGTACCTGCGTTATAAATCATATTTTCTCCGGACAATAAAAAACCCACCGAAGCGGGTTGTGTATGCAATGTTGTGTAAGACGGATTAAACCAGCCCGAGCGCATAGGGGTAGTACTGGTCGTAGATACTGCAGTCTATGTAACCGACATAGCCACGAATAGCCCATGGCTTTACTGCATCGGCCTCTTGTCCTGAGATTATGCGGCTTGAAAACACGTTCGCTATCGTCGCCTGCCACACCCCGTTTTTATATCCGGCGGCAGAACAACTGGAGTTCAGATAGCCGCCGCTTTTTGGCGATGCCGGATCAGCGGGTATAAAGACGACGGATGTCACGCCAGGTGTCACCGCCAGCGGCGTTGCCGATTCGAGATCGCCGGTCATCAGTCCCATATTGAGCGGCAGGCAGTTACTGTGCCAGACCAGCGTCCCGTCCCGGTAAACAAAAAAGCCCCAGTCCGGGATGTTCACCAGATAGTTTGAGAAAACGTAAATTCGGCACCCGGTCTGGTTTATTCCGGAGGCATTGAACGAGAATGCATGGTACCCACCGGAATTCACCACCGAATAAACGGATGTCGATAACCGCCCGTCGGCGTTCGGCAGCCGGTGAAACGTGACGATTTTATTGCTGACAGGGATCCGTGTCTGAATTAGCTGGCCGCCGGGCGGCACGTCTATGACGTCAACCAGACAGAACGGGACGAAATCCGGAGCCAGCTTTACCGTCTTGTTACCATAGGCGTCATATGAATACAGCGACTGGCCGAAATAGCTGCTGTCGGTACCAGTATTTGGCGTAGCCAGCACGACCAGTCGGACCGGAGTCGCCACGCTCCATGAAACGATATTCCCGGACACGGTTACCTGATACGGGTTATTGGTGGGAAGCGCGGAAACAGCCGTTTCGATTATCAGGCTGGCCTGGTAAGTACACCCGGCCGGGTAAGTTCTGCTTCCCGAGCCGGAGATGTCGATAACGTCCATCACATAGTTGACCGCCATCGAGTTAATGGCATCAAAGCTGGTTCCAGCGATAAATGTCTGCATTACACTCTCTGCCCCATAACGGCTGCCAGGCGACCGTACTGGTCATACGAAATGATCCGGTTATTTGTAATAACCAGCCTGCCCTGGCCTGCTACCCCACCGTTTATCTCGATGGTCCCGTTTTTATCTATCCGCCATCCCAGGGTACCGACGACATAGTTTGATGACTGAATGTATGCGCCAATTTTCGCATTGGTGATCGTGCCATCCTGAATGAACGTTTCCCGGATGAAGGTCTGCCCGTTCTGAATAACGAATGGCAGCGATACAACGGCACCGGCCTGCGTGGTAACAGCAAAACGGTCTGCCAGAAAAATTACCTGTGATTGCATGCCGCCAGGTGTATTTTGTACCCCTATGCCCATACCTGCAGCGTAATACTGGCCGTTAGCGGCAACGCCAACTTTGATGTTATACATCGCGTTGAGATTGCCGTTTACATCTGCCACCGCCTGCGCTGTCTGGTTGATGGCAGCGGTCTGCCCGTTCACCGTCACCGTCAGAGAGTTAATCTTCGTGGCGGATGCCTGGGTAAAGTCAGCCAGCGTTTCCGTCAGGTCAGTCGCGTTCGAAACATTGCCACCCGCTGACGCATCAAGCGTCACCAGCGCGCGTGCAACCGCCTGGCTGGTATCCGCGATGGTGGTGTCGATGCGATCAATTTTTGCGACATTGCCGTTATTGGTGGCAGTCTGGGAACGGCGGGAAGTCACCTGCGCCAGGCTGTTCTGGATCACGGCAATTGATGAGTTTTTGACACCGCCGGTCATGCCGTCCATCGAAACGGAAATTTCGTCGATTTTTACGGCGGCCTGTGCCAGCCCGTCAGCGTTCTCCTGAATGGCCAGCGCCTGCTGCTCCAGTTCGTCGGCGTTCTGTTTGATGTCGTTGGCCATCCCGGCAATTTTTTCATTACTGTCCACGGCGCTTTCTATCAGATCCTTGAACGTCCCGGACTCTTTGATCTCATCCAGGATCACGTCAGTAATGTCAGAAACATCAATACTGGCCTGACCGCGCACCCAGTCGGTATAACCCGACTCGTTACCGGTCCTGTCCACCAGTTGCGCGCGATACCAGAAAATCTGCCCTGCCTTCAGGCCCATCTGCTGATATTTACGGGCAGGATACGGCACATCTGCCAGCAATATCGCATCGTCTTCGCTACCGGTCAGGCTGTACTGAATTTCAGTTTTCAGCGTGTCTTCCGTGTTCTCCGGGAATCCCCAGTTCAGCTCAATGCCAAACACCACATTTTCGGACGCGATAAAGCCCACTGGCTTCGGCGGATTCCCTACCTTGCCCGTCAGCGTTTTTTCTTCCGAATAGCCCCAGCCGGATGAAATCTCAGCGGCATTAATGGCGCGTACGCGCACCAGATAGCGTCCGGCATAAATACCCGGTACGTCGAAGGACGTGGTGGAACTGCGCGGCACGTTGATCCAGTTCCCGTCATTGCGGCGCCACTGTGCTTCATAGGCGATAGCGTTCTGCGCCTGATCCCAGCTCACACGCATGGTTTCCACGCTGATATTTTGCTGTACCACCGAGAAGGAGCTGATCACGATATTCGCTGGCGGCGACTGGTTACCCGGCGGGATGACACTTACCGGGCGCTGGTCAATGATGGCACCGGTATCGATGCGGGCGTACTTATCCGGATCGTGCCATGCCCCCGCAATAGAAAACGTGCCATCGTTATTGTCCTTCACGCTCACAACACGATACTGCTGAGCATAGAGCTCGTCAGACTCAACCACCCAGACAGCCTCCGCTTGTGGCGTTTCGCTGTAAGCGGTTGTTACCGTGATGGCCTTGCCATTCACAGCCTGAATGGTGCGACTCTGCGATGCGCCGGAAGGCAGGTTCAGGATAAGGCGGTCGCCGGCAACGGCATCTGCTTCACGGTCAAGGGTAATAACCCTGCCGTTTACGGCGCTGATACGCCCGCCCATGACTTTACCGGAGAGCATCTCGTCAGCCACGGCAATGATGTAACCGGGCTGCGGGATGTTCCCGTCCAGGCCGACATCGAACGAAACGATGCGATCCTTATTGTTGGTGAGGATGCCCCAACGACCTTTCCGGTTCGCCTCCGACTGCCGGGTGCAACCGATGGCGGTCATTTCCAGCTGGTTGAAGCCATACCGCGCTACCAGCGCCTGCTCAAACACCGGTTCCATCGCGTCTGCATAGGCGTTAGCCGGATCGGACCAGGATACCAGCGCCGTGGTGTAACGTGTCTTCGTCGTGCTGCTTGAATAGGTGAACCGGCCATCAATCACGTTAGCGCGTGTGTAGCTGTAATCCACATCACGCGGCATGTCCGCCAGCGCAACGATCTGATCGCCACCCCAGTAGGTCATGCCACGGAAGATGGCCGCAAAGTCACGCAGTACCGTATACGCTTCATTCCTGTCCTGCACATAAACGTTACAGGTATAGCGTGGCTCGGTGCCGCTGCCGCCTTTCCCGTCCGGTACCGGCTGATCGCAGTATTGCGCTACCTGGTAAAGGGTCCACTTATCGATATTCGCCGCGGTCAGGCGATCACCCAGCCCGAAACGGTCAGTCACCACCAGATCGTAAAAAATCCAGGCAGGATTATCCGTCCACGCCCATTTAAAAGAGCCGGTCCATGTGCCGCTGTAACTGCGGGTTTCAGGGTCGTAGGTGTCAGGAACGCGAATAACGCGGCCGCGCGGCTCGCAGGCGATCTGCGGAATGGAGCCGTTAAACTGGCTCGAGTCGAATTCAATGTACAGCAGCGCGGTGTTCGGATAACGCAACTTGGCATCGATCACCTCGGTGAAGCTCTGCAGCGTCATCGTGTCGCCGATCTTCGCACTGTTTGCGTCAGCGGTTAGCTTGCGCAGACGGATTGTCCAGGTGCTGCCAGCCTGTGGTAAATCGATACGGTGGCTGCGCTCGTAACCTGTCGTCGTTTTCCCGGTCACACTGGTATTAAGCACAGTCTGCCATGCGCCGCCGTCCGTCTGCAGATCAATTGCATAGTTGATGGAGTTGCCAACCAAATCGCCGTCGTTTTCCTGCTTATACAGCGAGGGCCACTTCAGGCGCAGGCGAACAGCAGAAAGCTGGGTATTCGTAAATGTCCGGGTCCAGGCTGTGGCGCTTGATACTTCGGTGCCCACGCTGATTTCGTTCTCGGTGCCGGG